GGGTGTCACCGGGCGGGCTGGCATGGTTCCGCGCCCACCCGGACACGCTCGCGTCGATCACCCTCGGACGCTTCATCGTGGACGAGTGCTCCGCTGGCAGCTTCGGCGGGCTCACGGTGGGCCTCGTGGAGTCACAGCGGCAAATGGACGGGCCGTTCACGTACCCGTGGCAGTACGACTCCGCGGCCGGCGCCGATGATGCCGCGTCGGCCCTGGCGGCGGCGGCTGAGGCAGGCGGGTACTCGACGTCCTGGCACCCGACCGCGCTGGCTGACACCACGCCATCGACGATCATCGCCCGTCTCGATGGGACGATCCGCTCGCAGAGCACCGGCGTGAGCATCCGCTCAGCGTCCGGCGTGACCTGGGCGTCGCTTGGCGGGCAGGCCATGCTCGGCCCGGGCGCCGCGATCGACTACTCGTGGCCGAGCACCTCCGACGGTGACAACATGTGGTGGTACTGGCCCACCGCCGGGCCCCGATTCTCCCTAGTTGTGGGAGGCAACGGGTGCGTGGTGGAGGGGAACCGTGTCAACGGCGGCACCACTTTCCTCACCTTGCGCTGGGTGGTCACCCGTTCCTCGGTGACTCTGTACGGCATCGCCCCGGACGGCACCGCCACCCAGAATGCGCAGGTCACTCTGCCTGCGTCCTCGGACGCCACCCGTGCCCTGCTAGTGGTCGTGCAGGGCACCACCCTTGAGGTGACCGATCTGCGCAGCGGCGTCAAGACAACGGCGGCCCGCTCGGGCTCGCAACGCTACTTCGTGAGCATGCAGGTGTCCACGCCCGCCGGCGGGTACGTCCGCGACCTCGTGGTCGAGGGCGGGCCGACTGCCACCTACAGTCGCCCGACCGCGTACATCGAGCACACGGGCTCGCCCCTGCGCGGCGTGTTCGACGTGGCAGGCAAGAGCGCCCGCGAGGTGTTCCAGGACATCGCCAAGAGCACGATGGGCGCCGGGTGGCAGTCCGAGACCGGCGACCTGATGTACCGCAACGCCTCGTCGCTGCGCACTGGTAGGCCGGTTGAGGCTGTGGTCGCCACGGAAAAGCTCGAGGACCTGCCCTGGTCGATCAGTCGCGACAACAGCGCGGACCGGGTGACGGTGTCGTACACACCCGCTGACGTGCAGACCGACTCGGCGCACAAGATCACGTTGTGGGAGGCCACGGAGCCGATCATGGTGCCGGGTAACCGCACGGTGACGGTGACAGCGGAGATCACGGGCACGACCGACCGGATCAGCCCGTTCTCCATCGTCACGACCAACGCCGCGGACGCCGCGAATGCGACCTACTCGCGCTGGCACGCCTCGTCGTCCCGCGAAGGGGGCGGCACGCGTCCGGCTGATGACGCGATCCGCATTCAGACGAAGATCGCGGGGCCGTCCACTGTGAAGCTCACGATCACCAACACCACGTCGGGAACGCTGTGGCTCGTGGACGGCAACGGCAACCCCCTCGTGATCCTGCGGACCTCGTTGCAGGTCCAACCCGGCGAGCCGCAGATACTCGAGTGGGGCCAGTCCGAAGACAAGGCGCTGAACCCCTTCGACTTCGACTGCGGCCAGTGGGTGCAAGACCAGGCGACAGCCCAGGCCATGCTCGCCTGGCTCGTGGACCAGTTGCGCTCCCCGCTGCCGACGATCACACAGGTGAGGATCATCCCGGACCTGCGCCGTCAGCTCGGCGACATCGTCACCCTCACAGATGAGGACTCCGGCCTGAAAGCCAAGGCCCTCATCATCGGCATCAGCCTCGAAGGCGACGCCGGCGGGTACACGCAGCGCCTCACCCTCGCGATCCTCTCGGTCACGTACTCCGACGTGAAGCGGTGGGCCAAGGCTCAAGGCATCACCACCTACGGGCAGCTCAAAGCGCACCTCGTCGCCAACGGGGCCACGACGTACAAGCTCGCTCGCGAGTACCTCGCCCGCGTCGGCGTAGACGCCTAACCAACACCACCACGCAAGGCCCTCGACCCACAACCGGGTCGGGGGCCTTCTGCGTGCCCACTTACTTCCCAAGGAGGCCCCTCGTGGCTCTACCCACCAACAGCGCCGGCCCCGACGCACCCACCGACTCAACCGACATTGATGGCCTACTCGGGTTGGGGCTCGACGCCCAAGAGATCCGCAACTGGCTCGTCGCCCTCTCCCCTTCTGGCGCTTCGGCGTACGACACGGGGTGGGTCACTGTTCCGCTCCGTTCTGGCTTCACGAATCAGGGTGGCGCTCCGATGCAGGTTCGTCGCGTAGGCAAGATTGTGCGCCTCCGCTGGGGCATCACCTCGACCGGCTTGACCGCAGGGTCAGGGTACGTGCCCATTGCGGATGTCCCCGCAGGGTTCCGCCCGACCGGTGTGAACGCTGTGTACTGCTCGGTCGCGTCCAGCACCGCACAGACCGTCGGTGTCGGCTCTGTACAGCTGGATGGGTCAGTCAACTTGCGCCCCAACGCGGTCCTTGGCGGCTACTACCTCTTCGATTCGTTCGGCTGGGTGCTCGACTGATGGGCACGAGTAACGCCGCGACCTTGCGAGCCCTCGCCGCCGCCCGCGAGGCGACAGCGCAAGCCGACCTGCTCGCCGACATCCGCACCGAAGCACAACGCGCCGCCAACAACAGTCAGTTCCTCGTGGACGAACTCATGGGACCCGCGCCTGCGCCGGAACCTGAGGCGGAGGCGGTGACCCCGTGATCCTGCCTCACCTGGAAGCCCCCGGGCCCACGTTCTTCGACGTCGTCCCCTCCGAAGTCATCGTCGCTGTCATCAGCCTCGCGTCCGGCGCCATCGTCGGCGGACTCGCCCTCTGGGGCGTGCTCCGCAAGACCAACGCCGACACACACGCCGCACAACGCCAAGCCGACCAAGCCGCGAACACCGCCCTCATGGACACGTTCCGCCAGGAGCTCACCGCCGTGCGCGAACGCCAAGCCGTCACCGAAGCCGGACTCCAAGAAGCCCGCGACGAGCGCGACGCCGCCCGCCGCGAAGCCGCGCTCGCAGACGACACCGTCCGCGACTTCCGCGAAACCCTCACCGACTACGACCAGTGGGCGCACGCCACCGACGAGCACTACGCCGCCGGCAACCCGCCCCCGTCCCCGCCCTTCACCTGGCGGATGAACGCATGGCGCCGCACCCAAGCCGAACGCGCCGCCTCCCGCAACAACAACTGACCATCAGCCCCGCAGCCCGTTCCAGGGCCGCGGGGCTTCCTCATGCCCAAGGAGGCCTGACATGGCGACAGCCATCAGCCAGAACGGGTGGCCCGTGATCTTCACGGCCACCGACAAGAACACCGAGAAGATCCCCCACATCATCGGCCGCGTGCGAGCCGGCGACGTGGCCACGATCTTCACCGCCCTCGTGAACTTCATCCACGCCCACGTCGAGGACGTCTCCAAGGGCGCCGACGACTGGGGCGGCAACGTGCGTCCCATCCGCGGCAAGACCAAGGGCTACTCCAACCACGCCTCCTACACGGCCATCGACGTGAACGCGCTGCAGCACCCCCGCGGGAAGGAAGGCACGTGGACGCCGGCGCAGGCATCGGCCATCCGCCAGTTCCTCAAGGACACCCTCGAGGGCGTCGTGCGGTGGGGCGAGGACTACAACCGCAATCTCTCCATCGTCGACGGCATGCACTTCGAGATCAACGCCAGCGCCGCCGCTGTGGCCCGTGTCGCCGCCAAGCTCCGCGGCGAGAAGGCCCCCTCCACTACCGGCAAGACCCCGGCCAAGAAGCCCGCCGTCACCGCGGCGAAGGGCTCCGCGACGCTGCTCTACGAGGGCAACCCGAAGAACAACGCGGCCCGCGTCAAGAAGCTGCAGGCCGGGCTCAATCGCACCTTCCCCGCCTATTCCCGGTTTGCCGGGAACGGCGACGGGAAGTTCGGCCCGTACACCGCGCAGGTCGTGCGCGAGTTCCAGCGCCGAGCTGGGCTCAAGCCCGACGGAGTAGTCGGCCCCACCACCATCAAGGCCCTGCGCAAGCACGGCATCAACCTCTGAGGAGCCACCCCGTGACCACCAGCCAGACCCCCTCCTACCTGCGCACCGCCGTCCCCCTGCTCGTCGCCGCCATCGCCTCCTGGCTCGTCGGCCTCGGCATCGACGTCACCGACGAACTCAAAGAGCTCATCTCCACGGCCATCGGCGCCCTCATCGGAACCATCTGGTACGTCATCGTCCGCCAGCTCGAAAAGCGTTGGCCCGCCCTCGGCGTGCTCATCGGTTACCCCAAGAGCCCCGACAGTTACTCCGCCAGCCCCGCCGGCGAGCTCGCCGAGGCCCAGGCCACCGCGGCTACCAATGCTGTCACCGACGAGCCCGAAGCCCCGGAACCGGAGTCGGTGGACGAGCTCCCCGCCTACGACGGCTCCGACCCCGACGCGGACTACTCCGGCCACGCCATCCAGGACGATCCCGGACGGCACCGCGCCTAACCTGTCCACCCGGTTCAAGGCCCTCCCGTCGGAGAACACACCCCACGCAGGTGTTCCGCCTGGTCGCTCGCACCAGTAGGCTCGCAACCGAAGCGCACCCCCCCAATTGGCGCTTCTGCGTGGATGAGCACGATCCACGCGGCGCTTGAACTCATTTGAGCAAGCGCGTGCGTCCCGGGATGCCCCAAGGTCCCGGGGCGCACCCCCCAACTCCGCTCCATGAGCTACCGTTGCCGTGTTCTCGCACAAAGCGCCGACACCGGATGACACAGGACGATGAATGAGATTTTGGGGGATTCGTCTCCTAGGATCACCACTGTTCACCCCCGCCGGACGCGAAAACAAGAAGCGCCCCACCCTTCACCGGGTGGGGCGCTTTCGTCGTTTCACCAGGTCCACGCCTTGTGCCCGCCGATACCAAGCGGCAAGATTGTGGCCGTTTGTCCCGGCTCGGCTGGGACCCGCCGGCGCGGCCGCCTCACGGGCCTCGTGCTCTCTGTCGTTTCTCTGTCGTTTCAGTTCACGCGCAGAGCGTGCAGGCGCCCCGGCCTCACCTAAGCAGATCCCCGGAACTAAGCGGAAGTAGGGGCACAATCCGCGCCAACGCTGGGAAGCGCGGACCCCGGGGAAAACATGGTGTAGATGAACTCCGCCATGCTCTCCACTCTTCGTTCTTCGTGCTTGCGAGGGGCCAAGCCAACGGCCGTGCCCGGGGGTGGTGCGGGAAGTTCCCCGCGCGGGATCCGCTCCCTCGCCTGCCCGCCGTCCGGCCGCGCTTCGCCTCCGGGCAGCTGGTGCCGCGCAGGGGAAGAGGGACTGGAACGGGGTGCACGCGTGAGGACGCGATCCCATCAACCCTCAGTCTATCCGCTCTGGCAAGCGCCGTGGGGGGAC